CCTAGAGGCCCTGGGAGCTACTAAAGTGAATCGTAATTCACCAAGGTTTCTTCCAGAGTTTCTCGGGTTCCTGGACCAAACGCCTAACCAGCGTATGGCTCAGGAGGGATCTCTTTCGAGAGATCTAGCCACGCTCGATATGAGCGAGGCATCCGATCGTGTCTCAAATCAGCTCGTACGAGAGATGGTTGCTCCTTGGCCTAATTTGCATAAGGCTTTGGATGCAACCCGCTCAAGGAAGGCTGACGTACCTGGACATGGCGTTTTACGCCTTGCCAAGTACGCGTCTATGGGTTCTGCTCTGTGTTTCCCTGTCGAGGCTATGGTGTTTTTAACACTCATATTCCTTGGCATTGAACGCAAAGCCAGGACATCCCTTTCCCGCAAAGTCATATATGACTACGTGGGTCGGGTGCGAGTCTATGGGGACGATCTCATTGTCCCTACAGACTGTGTTGAATCCGTCTACAACGTGCTCGAGACTTTTGGGTCCCGAGTTAACGTTGGCAAGTCCTTCTGGAACGGTAAGTTCCGGGAATCTTGCGGTAAAGAATACTACGATGGCACTGACATATATTGTCAGATGTCGTCGTACTTTCCCTACCAGACGGACGGACGCAGCCGAGCTAATCTCACTCGTGAAGATGCGTAACCAACTTTTCGAAGCTGGTTACCTCGACACCTGTGAGAAGCTAGATGCCGAGGTCCTGAAGGTAATTTCACATTACCCTCGGGTGGCCTCGACATCACCGGCGCTGGGACGTCTAACCCACGGTCCGTTAGACCGTGATGGTTATGACAAACATCTACAACGCCCCGTGGTTCGGGGTTATGTAGATGTCTCCACCCTACCAGTGGATACACTGGACGGGCATGGAGCCCTGCTCAAGTGGTTCCTCAAGAGAGGCGAAGCGCCTCTTTCTCCGGATCACTTGATACGTTCGGGACGCGCCTCGGTCGTCCGCATCAAACCGAGGATGGTGTCTCCAGTTTAATACTGGGGACGCGGGTGAATATACCCGTTGAGGAGATCAACAGGAACATTCAGTCCTAACCGGCTGAGTGTTCTTGATAAGAGCACTCACCGATTTTGACCGACGAGTTCACGGAGATATCCGTGGTCGCAGGATGCGTCCTGCGCCTCGCCTGTTTGATCGAGGAGATGCCCTTTGCAG